GGCATCCGAAGCTGATGCAAATGCTATTAAATCTGGAATCCAAGTTGGTGATAAAATTATTGAACAAAAAGTTGGGAGACCCGTTAACTGGATCATTGACTATAACAAAACTGGACCAATGGGACTCAGCGGTCAGTACGATTTTTATTTCCAAGGGGATAAAGTTGGAGTTGATTCCGTTGGAGAAATCCTAGATGTTGCTGAAATGATGGGTATTGTGCAAAAAGGTGGGGCTTGGTATACAGTTGGAGAAGAACGTTTTCAAGGACGTACTAAGGCTGTAGAATATATTAGAAAAAACCCTGATGTACAGGAAAAACTTATAGGAGAAATTTATGACAAGTCTTGATAAGTTTTTAGAAAAGCAAGATCAAATATATAAAGCCGAAGAACATGACATAGTAATGGGAATGTTTAGTTGTCAAAACTTAGAGTGCGATGAAGTAAATACAAAAGCCAACATAGATGAAGTAAAAAATAAACTTTATTGGGTTTGTGCAAATAATCATAAATCGAGTGTGACTTTTTAATGTCAGAACGTGGAGAAGTAAAGCGTGACGGTGCAAAGGCACAAAAAAACTCGGGGCGTGGGGACTACCAAAAAGGTGACGCTATATGGCATGATTTTGTGGTTGACTATAAAGAGTATTCAAAGTCAATATCCATTAGTAAGGAAATTTGGGCAAAAATCTGTACTGATACTTTTAAGGTATCACGTGAGAAATATCCTGTACTCAAACTTATCCTTGGTGGAGATGGAGCAAAGACTAGACTTGCTGTTGTAGAATGGGCATTGTTTGAACAAATGGTAGAGTGTTGGGAGACACAAAATGATAACTGATGAAGATCAACCAGAATTTTTAGTTTGGTTTAATAATGGTGTGGATCGTGGCTGGATTACAGATATGTTCTGTGCTACCCATGATGGCGTACCATCTTTAACTGAAGAAGAAGAAAAAGAATGGGAAGAAGGCGGAGATCCATGCCAGTTCTGCGTTAGGATTATGGAATGACAGAAAAACCAGTTATTGAATTAATTAGTGAACTAACAGAGTTCAATGATATGAAATCATACATGAATGATCCAGATCTTGATTATGCTCTTGATTTAATTATTAAATTGATTGCTAAGCCAGATGTGCCTTCTACAAAAGCTCCTGACCTTATTGTAAAGATGCAGGCTTTATCTGCAAAATTTGCTATTATGTCACGCTATTACACCACCTTTGAAAAAGGCGGGGAAAATTCAAAAAAGAAGAACGTATATTACACAGCAGAAGAAGCAATCAATAGATTAGTTGATGCTCTTAAATATTCTGCAAGATATGGAGCATGATGAATATATTTAAAAAGTTTTTTCATAAGCATGATATTGAGTCTATAAGTTGTCCTTATACAATGAAAACTTATGATGTTTGTAAAGTTTGTGGAATGAAATTAGGGTGGAAAAATACCAATGGGTAGAGATGTCATTGCTAATTTAAAGTTTCAAAAGCCAATAGACGGAGGCTTTGATGCCGTCAAATTTGCAAAGATGTATGAGGAGGCGGTATTAAGTGGTAAAAGGCCTAATGAATTTACTCAGAAAAAAACTTTTAGCCCTAGCACTGTTGGTTATGGTAATGGTAATTGTCCTAGATATTGGTTCATTGCTTTTAATGGTGCTGAGTTTGAAAATGAGACTGACGCTATGGGTGTCATTAATATGGATAACGGCACGTATGTGCATGATAGAATACAGAAAGTCATGGCTAAAACGCCAGTCTTCAAAGCAAACGAAACAGAAGTTACACATGATGATCCTCCAATTAGAGGATTTGCAGACACGTTTATTGAATGGGATGGACAAGAAGTAGTAGGCGAAATTAAATCTGCAAAGCAAGAAATTTTTGATATTCGTCAAGCAGAAATGCAAGGATTGCCATATCATAAAATTCAACTTCTTACATACATGAAGATTCGTGGATCAAAACAAGGGTTTTTCTTTTATGAAAATAAAAATGATAATTCATTCTTGATTATTCCAATTAACATGGATGAAAAAAATATTGAATTAATTAACGGTGTTTGGGATTGGTTGCGTAAGGTATATGCTGCTTATGAAGCGGGTACCTTGCCAGAACGCACATTCACCAAATCACAATGGGCTTGCAAGGGGTGTCCAGTTAAGAATACTTGCTGGGCGGATAAAAAAGATCTAGGCGAAGTGTATATAGAACCGTTGGTGCTTGAAAAATGAAAAAAGCAGTATTATTTACAGTATTTAACAGGGTAGATTATCTAAAAGAAACGCTTGAAAGCTGGTCAAATGTAGATTTAATAAAAGATTATGACTTTTGTTTTTATGTGGAGCCTAGCGATGTATCCAAACAGATTACAGATTTGATTTATAATTTTGAGGATAAAACAGACATTAACTTTAGTATACATTACAATAAAAATATTCTCGGAACGGGTGGTAATACTTGGAGAGGTTTTACTGATTCGTTTAAAAAGTATGATTTTGTTATATTGGCAGAAGATGATGTAGTTGTTTCTAAAGATGTTTTAAGATATTTTAATGCATCAGAAAAGATGTATCGTGAAGATGATGAGATAGCAATTATTTCTGCAAATACTAAATGGGATACTAAAGATCCTACTTTAGTTATTCGTGAACAAGGATTTAATGGACTTGTGTGGGGAACTTGGTCTAAATACTGGAATAATTACTTTAGAGATAATTGGGATAAAGATTATTCTTCTGATCCAGTACATAATGGCTGGGATTGGCATTTAAACTTAAGAATTTTGCCTAATAATAGTTTAAAGAATATTAATCCTTTAGCTTCAAGATCAAATCATATAGGTATAAAAGGAATGCATTGTGATGAAAACGTTTTTAATATTACCCAGTCCCCATCATTTAGGTGGGATCATAATTGGTATTGGCTGGAGGAAGTTGACTAATGAAGTGTTCTTATAAAGAATGTGGCAAGGAGTTTACTCCAAGAACACATAACATGAAATACTGTTCTGATGAATGTTGCAGAACAGCAACAAATGAAAAATTAAGAGAAGCTTATTATGAGAAAAAAGCAAGGCTAGCTGGTAAAAAAAGAATTTGCAAAGCACAAGGTTGCAACGTAATATTAAGCAGGTATAATGAAGATAATGTATGTGATAGGTGTGCTAACGCCAAAAAAGAAGCGGATAGAAGGCAAATGATAGAAATGATAAGAAGTGTCACTGGCAAAATTAGCTAAACAAAAAGCAGAAAAAGTTTTGGGTATTGATGCAAGTACAAATAGTTTTGCATTTTGCTTGATGCATGAAGACAAAGCTGTAAAATGGGGAGAAATAACATTTGAAGGTGCTGATGTTTATGAAAGAATTCTTGATGCTAAAAACAAGATTAAATCATTTAAGCATACATTAGATTTTGATTTCGTTGTTATCGAAGCAGCAATTTCTGTTAAATCTGTTCATACTGGAATGAAAATGGCATACGTTTTTGGTGCTATAATGGGAGAGTTACTTAGTGATAATGTTAAAGTTGTTGAGGTTCATCCAATAACTTGGCAGTCTTATTTGGGTAATAAAAATTATACCAAGGCGGAAAAAGATGCAATCAAAGCTGAATTCCCCGAAAAATCCGACAACTGGATTAAGGGAAAAATCAGAGAGCGTAGAAAGCAAAGGACAATTGACTTTGCTAGAAATCTTGGTATCAAAACTAAATCCGATAACGTGGCGGATGCTGCGGGAATTGCATGGTATGCAGTAAATGAAGTTGTGTGAGGAGGTATAATGGCTAAAAGTACAAAACTTTGGGAGAACAAAGACTGGGTATACAAAAGATATGTAGTTGAAAAAAAGACTGTTCTTGATATGGCAATGGAGGCAAGATGCTCTCATATGACTATCCAAAAAGCGTTGGAAAGATTTGAATTGATTAAAAAACCTAGAAAGTGGACTAAGTAATGTTAAAACCAGTATATGCTGATGTAAAAAGTTTTCATTGTGATGATTTGTATTTGCATGCAACATCTGCACCGTCAGGTCACAGGATATGGAACACTTGTCATGAAATAGCACAAATGCTTATTGAAAAAAATATTTCATATGGAGATTCAGCCTTGTCCCCAATTAGAACTTTTGCACAATCGGAAGGGATTGAACAGATTAAGGTCAGAATTGATGATAAGTTAAATAGAATCAAGAATAATCAAGGCTTTGCTGGTGACAATGATATTGATGATTTGATTGGTTATTTAGTTTTGCTTAAAATTGCAATTGAAAAGGGTAGAGAGTAAAAATGCCGCATTCTGATGGAGCAAATAAAGGCTGGTCTTTAGACAAGATTAAAGAAATAAATCCTAAAACAATATTGGATTGCGGTACTGGATCAGGAATATACTCTGACATTATTAAAGAAAACTTCCAAGACTCGATAGTTTTGGACGGGATTGAAGTCTGGCAGCCTTATATTGATGAGTATAAACTAGAGGAAAAGTATAATAGTTTAACTAAAATAGATGTAAGGGAACACGATAATTTTGATTATGATTTGGTAATTTTTGGAGACATTCTAGAACATATGCCCAAGGAAGATGCTCTAAAACTTTGGGATAAAGTATCAAAGCAGGCTAGATATGCGATCATAGCCATACCTATTATTCATTATCCACAAGGCCCATCTTTTGGAAATCCTTATGAAGTTCATGTAAAGGATGATTGGACAGTTCAAGAAGTTCTTGATTCTTTTACAAATATAATAGAGTATAGTGTATTTGATATTACAGCAGCGTTTCTTGCAAAATTTGATTGACAATAAAGTAGAAAAGAGTTATAATTAAGTATGGCTACATATGAATATGCATGCATTGAATGTGATAAAACCGCAGAGGTAAAAAGAAGCATAAGTGAACCTGAAACAGTTCCTCCATGCCCAAATTGTGGTTATGGCATGACACGTGTTTGGAATGCCCCAGGAATTCAATTTAAAGGATCAGGATTTTATAAAACAGACAATGGATAATGAACTTGAGTTAGCTGGTCAGTTTGACCAAATGAATAAAGTAATTGAAGAATTACTTAAAGGAAGCACGCCTGCACAAATTGCAAGGACTTTGGAACTTACCCGTGTTCAAGTTGATAACCATATTAAGACTTGGAAAGAATTTGTTCAAGATAACGCTGCTATTAAAGCACGTGCCAAAGAAGCTCTGGCGGGAGCTGATGAGCATTACAGCATGCTTATTAAAGAGGCTTGGAGCGTTGTTAATGAAGCTGGAGTAGCATCAGAGCTTAATACTAAAAATGCAGCACTTAAACTTATTGCTGATATTGAAGCTAAGCGTATTGACATGCTTAACAAGGCGGGAGTTTTGGAGAATAACAGCATGGCAGAAGAAATCCTAGAATCAGAAAGAAAACAAGAAATATTGGTAGACATATTAAGAGATGTCACATCTTCTTGTGAGCATTGTAAATGGGAAGTGTCAAAAAGACTTTCACAAGTAACTGGACAAGTTGAGGCTGTTGTAATTAATGAGTGACTTTGATATCTTTTTAGATGCATTAAGTGGCGATGAATTTGATGAAACGCCAGCCACACTAGAAGACTTTGTAACTAAAAAAGAATATCTTGGATTGCCACCATTGTCTGAATTGCAATACACAATGATTAAGGCATCAACTCAAATTTATAAACGTGAGACTCTTCATAGAATTTATGGAGAAGTTGAGGGCGAAAAGATATTTAAGCAAACTTGTAATGAAGTTATCCTACAACTTGGCAAGGGTTCTGGTAAAGACTATACATCTACAATTGCTTGTTCATACATGGTGCATATGCTTTTATGTCTTAAGGATCCAGCAAAATATTATGGCAAGCCTCCAGGAGATGCTATTGATATTATTAACATTGCTATTAACGCAGTTCAGGCTAACCGAGTATTCTTTAAAGGATTTAATCAGCGTATTGAAAAATCTCCTTGGTTTCAGGGAAGGTATATAGCAAAAGCAAATATGGTAGAGTTTGATAAAGGAGTAACTGTTCACTCAGGTCACTCAGAATCCGAAGCTTGGGAAGGATATAACGTTATTGCGGTTATCCTTGATGAGATTTCAGGATTTGAATTGGAATCAACTTCTGGTCATGCTCAAGCAAAAACTGCATCATCTATTTATAAAATGTATATAGGATCTATTACCTCTCGTTTTCCAGATTTTGGAAAACTTGTTTTGCTTTCATTTCCACGCTTTAAAAATGACTATATTCAGCAAAGATATAATGAATCTATAGCAGAAAAAGAAGTAGTTCTAAGGCACCATAAATTTAAAGTTGATCCAGATCTTCCTGATGGAACCCAGGGAAATGAATTTGAAATTGAATGGGAAGAAGATCATATTGTATCTTACAAGATGCCCAGAATATTTGCATTGAAAAGACCAACATGGGAAATTAATCCTACAAGAAAAATTGAAGATTTTACAGAAGCTTTTTATTCTGACCCAATGGATGCACTTATGCGTTTTGCATGTATGCCACCAGAAGCAACAGATGCTTTCTTTAAGAACCGTTCAGTCATTGAAAAAGCATTTAGCAATCCTAAATTAAATGTTGATGAGTATGGCAGATTTGATGATCATTTCCAGCCAGACCCAGAAAAACTTTACTTTGTTCACGTTGACTTGGCTCAAAAGCATGACCATTGTGCAGTAGCACTAGCACATACGGACAGCTGGGTTACTATGAAAATTGGAGACAAGTACAAGGAAGCAGCACCAAAAATTATAGTTGATGCTGTACGTTTTTGGACCCCGACTGCATCTAAATCTGTAGATTTTACTGAAGTAAAAGACTATATAATTAGTTTAAGACAGCGGGGATTCAATCTAAAAATGGTTACATTTGACAGATGGAATTCTCACGACATGATGCAACAGTTGAAGGCACATGGAATTAATACTGAATTGCTTTCAGTTGCTAAAAAACATTATGAAGACATGTCTCTTTGTATTACAGAAGAGCGTGTCCTTGGACCACAAATTCAATTATTGATTGATGAACTGTTACAACTGCGTATTGTAAAGGATAAAGTAGATCACCCTAGAAAAGGCTCTAAAGACCTTTCTGACGCTGTTTGCGGGGCAATCTATAATGCTGTAGCACTTACACCAAGAGATCTTAATGGAGAAGTTGAGATATATACTTATTCTGGTATATTTGCAGATGAGTTACAACAAATTAAAGAGCAGTCTGATGCTAGAATTGCAGCAAGTAATCAAATTAAATTGCCAGAAAGAAAAGAAATGCCAGCAACATTAAGAGAGTTTATGGGTATTGAACAGGATGAAGATGATGCTGAATTTGAAGTTGACAGCATGAGAATCCTGTAGTAGAATACAGACATGATAGCAAACGGAACACTTAAAACAATTGACGACGGTGAAGACATTTATGTTTCACTAACACAACTTTCAGAATACTTTACTGCATCAAGCATTAAAATGCGAGATGAAGCAAGAGAAATTGCTGGGCCAGATTACAAATATGCACAAGGAATGGTGGATATTATGTTCACTATTGCTAATGAAATTTGTGAGTTTGGTAAGTTTGAAGCACAACGCAGAATGATTGAAAGTCCAGAAGATTTGTTGAGAATGATTGACAAAGCAAATGGTAATGGTGTATAATAAAGCAAGCAATGGGATGTAGCTCAGCAGGCAGAGCGTTCGGCTGTTAATCGAAATGTCGTAGGTTCGACCCCTACCATCCCAGCCAAGGTCCGTTAGTTCAGTTGGTTAGAACGCCACCCTGTCACGGTGGAGGTCAGGGATTCAAGTTCCCTACGGATCGCTTGGATGTAGTGTAATGGTTAGCACAAGAGCTTCCAAACCTCTTGGAGTGGGTTCGATTCCTACCATCCATGCCAGTTATTAACCCACTATAAGAAAGAGTATAATTATGAATATGATGGCAGAAAAGACAGAAGAAGTTGTAGAAAAATCTTATGTACTTGGCCCACAAGATCGTTGTGATTCTTGTTCTTCTGAAGCATTAGTATGGGTTAATGGAGTGGCGGGAGAGTTGTTATTTTGCGGTCATCATTACAAAAAGCATGAAGAAAAGCTTAAAGATTATGCATTTGAAATTATTGATGAAAGAGATAAGCTAATACAAAATAGAGCAGTGGGATCTGAAAACTAAATAATCGAACACTACGGCTGGCTGGTGGTCAGATGGTGGCTTATATCCTCCCTAGAGTTGGGTTCAATTCCCAAGTAGTGTACTGTTCAAATCTATGGTATAATTGAACCATGACTAATAAACATAAAGATAAAATATTTGAGTTAAGAGCACAAGGAAAATCTTACAGCCAAATACAAAATATTTTGGGTTGTTCAAAAGGAACCATCGCATACCATTTGGGCGAAGGACAAAAAGAAAAATCACAGCAATTACAAAAAAAACATAGAGAAGAAATAAAAGAGTATATAAGAAACTACAAAGAATCAGCTGGTTGTGTTGATTGTGAAGAAAAGTACCCATATTTTATTTTAGATCTAGACCATCTTAGAGACAAAGAATTCAATTTAAGTAGATTTTGGAAAGTTACCAAAGACTTTGAAAAAGTAAAGAAAGAAATTGAAAAGTGCGAAGTTGTATGTGCCAACTGCCACAGAATCAGAACGCATAGTAGAAGTAAAAATAAGGATATGATATAATATATTAAGTAGTTTGACGTGACCTACTTTAAAAAACACGGTCCGCGTTTCTGGTGTAACGGTAGCACAAACGGCTCCAACCCGTTTAGTCTGAGTTCAAATCTTGGGGGACGTGCGAAAGATTGCCTTCGGGGATCTTTTAATCTAACTAACTTGCTGAAAAGGAGCTAAGTAAAAATGACATACCTAAAGAATAATGCATACACATATACAACCACAAATACACTAACAAATCCATATGTAGGTCTAGAAACATGGCTTAATGACCCGTTCTTCTTGGGATTTGGAGATCAGTTTTATCGTTGGACTACTAATAAGACAACATCATCATCATTCCCGCCTTACAATGTAAAGCAGATTGATGAAGATAATTATACTATCGAGTTGGCAGTCGCTGGCTATGATCGTGATGATATCAATGTAACAGTAGATAAAGATACATTGATTATTAAAAGTGACCGTGAGAATGAAGATAAGGCAGACTACTTGCATAAGGGTATTGCTGGACGCAACTTCACACAAAGATTCACACTGGGTGAGTATATGATTGTAAAGTCTGCTTCGCTTGATAATGGATTGCTTTCTGTTAAAATTGAGCGGGAAGTTCCAGAAGAAGCTAAGCCTAGACAAATCAAGATAAAGTAGGGTATAATATAAGTAGGTCGTGAGCGACATACCTTAGGAACATGGATATAGTTACGAATAACCAACTCCCGTGTGACCAGAGTTCTGCGGAGGACTACTTGGGCAGACGCCATTCATAGCAGTGGAATATTCGCTCACGGCCCCTTATAGTGTATAATTAGATTTATAATGACAGATGCACACAAAGAAAAGCTAAATATACACCTAATAACATCAATACCAGAACATTCTCCTCGTGAGGATGATCCAAATTACCATCTTTTTAATAATGCTAAAAATAGGATTAAAAAACAGGGGTTATGGAAATGTATTATAAATGATGATCTATGTTCAGGTGAACCAGAACTTCATCATAGCTTTATAGAATTTAGTCAGATTAATGACATGGATCCAAATAAGGTGGCAGCAGCATTTGGGCTACATTTTGAGAATGATCAAGATTTTCAAAACTTTATTGAAAGTCCAGGAAATCTAGAAGTATTATGTGCTGCTCATCATAGAACACATTTTGGTATTCATCAAATTCCCGCACCTTTGTGGGAGACATTTCGCTTTAGGAAAGCAGGAACTGAGCCTGCTGCTGAGGTAATAACAGAACAA